CCGGGGCCGGTGGGGAGGGCCTCTTGGAGGAAGATCAAATGCGACACGCAGCCGCAAAATTCTTTCACCCACATGTGGACGACTTTCACGACTTTCGATTTCGCCGTGCCCCAGAGGATGTCGTTGTTTTTGAGTTCGACTTCGAGGCGTTCCCAATCCCCGAGCGAGGTTGTGGTGTCGGAGGCGCAGGCGCGTTTCAGAGCCTCGCGCACGGTCGTCACATCCCAGCCGAGTTCCTCGGCAACCTGCGGATCGCGGATGAAGGAGAAAAGCTCATCGGCGCGGTATTCGCGGTCCACCGTGGCGACTTCGATCTCCCCTTCGCTGGCCCGTGTGCCGCGTGGAATGCGGAACTCATTGAACCCCGTCACGCGGTAGCGCCAATCGACCTCGTCCTCGAAATACGAAATGGCGACGCCGTGGCTCACGAACATATCGGAGAGCCGCTGGTGGTTGAACTCAAACTCACTCCACTCTTTGAGCGTGTGGTGAAACTCCTCGCTGATCGCCTCGCTCCACTCTGCCGCCTGCTCGGGCGTGCCGTAATTGGTGCGAACGCGGGCGATTTTATCGACCGAGTTTGTCAAGTCATAGTAGCCCGCGAGGGCTTGTTCTTTGAGCGCCGCTGCTTCGCCGAAGTCCAAATTCGTGCGATCGCCTTGGCCCATTTCTTTCAGATCATTCGCATTGAAAGGGGGCGCACCATTGAACATCCCGTCGATCAAAGCGCGGTTGCGGCTGGAGCCTTCGTCGGCTTTTTTGAGCGCGAGGTAAATGGAACGGGCGGCATCCACATCGCCCACGCGGGCGGGAGGGGCTTCGCCGGTCACGGGGTCAAGCCCCTTCAGTTCAAGCGGTGACTGATTCAGGTTCATCGTAAATGTCTTTCTTGCGTTTCTTGGGGTTCAAAGCGTCAATCACCGAGCCATCGGGAACGCCGGTTATCAAAACGGTTTCAGGGCGAATTGGGACGGCCTCCACGCCAGCCTTCTCAGTGAAAACCAATTTCTCGCCCTGGGGGCGGTAGCCAAAAGTGCCAGGCTGGTGTTGGATCAACTCACTGGCCGACCCCTCGCGGCGCATATCAAAACGCAGCGTCACATGCCACGGGGCCTCGTTCGGGCCGTAGCCGAGTTGACGGATCAGAATGGAATCGGCGTAGAAATCCACCGGATAAACCGAGCAGGCCGCAAGCCGGTCAGGCTCTTCCTCGTATTTTTTTGTCGCGGGGTTCAGGGCCACCGATTTTTCAGTCGCCCCGAGGAAGGGAGTTTTTTTATAGAAATACTCTTTCGCGATTTCCGTGAGCCAGCCCGTGCGGGTCGGCGTGGCGTGCTCATCGAGCCACAGCCACGGATCGGTGCAACCTACGCTGTCGAGGTAGCGGGCCGTGTCGTGGAAGAGCTTATTTCGAGAAGTATAGTTGTGGTCTCCCGTAAAAAGGTCGGCGTTTGCAAAAGCTCCTTTCAGAATATCGAGCGCCTTTTCGATCTCCTCTACTTTCTGGTGCGGCCCGACGAGGAGGACATCGTGCGAGGCGACACCCCCCAGGGTAAAGATGTGCCGGTAAAGCGCGGTGGCTTTATCAGAAAAAGGGATAACAAGCAACATGGGTTAATAAAATACAAGGTTAATAATTCTTCGCAACCAATTTTTCAAAAACTTTGTCAGCGTTGATGTGGGCGTCCTCGATTTGCTCCACCGTGGGCTCATCGAGGTCGGGTTGACAGGCGTGGGTAATCTCATGGCGCAGTGTGGCTTTCATATCAAACTGCGGATTCAAATAGATCGTCCGCTCGTCGTAGTTGCAAAGGCCGTGAAGACAGCGCCACTGCCCGTCTCTTTTTATCGGAGCCAGTCGTTTGATGACTAACTTCCACCAGCGCCCACGGATGCGAACCCTTGCACTCCTCATTTTTTTCTAGCCGACTCCGCGTGCATTTTGCGATGGCAGTTACTACACAGCACAACGCACTTTTCAACTTCCTCCAGTATATTGAACAAACCCGTAGAACGGGCCATTTCGGTGATGCTCATCTTCTTAGCCCCCGGATGTATATGATGAAAATCAAGAACATCGGCGGAGCTATTTTCACCGCACAATCGACAGCCTGCACGCTGTTTATATTTGCGGAGGAACTGAAGAACTTTTGCCCGTGTTTTATTTTTTTGCTCGGCCATTAAATTCTTGGTCTCGTCGCCTCGAAGTGCATGGCGTCATACCCCCAGAAGGCTCCTGCGCTTTGCCAGCCCTCACGGGCGAAGGCTTCCATGATTTCTAGGGGCATATCCGCTTGGATCGGCCAAGTGTCGCGGAAAGTGTTGTCATCGGCGTCGAGGTCGATCGCCGCGCCCCAGGAGTGAACGGAATAACTCGTGCCTCCACGCTTCGGGCGGAAATTAAAAATGCCCCCATAGTCCTCGGCCTCCTCCATAACGCCCCGATCGCTACCGTGAAGCTGGCCGATAGCAGTTAGCACTCGCCCTAGGGAAGCCGCGACCTTGAGGTGGCAGCGGGATTTTGTAACCCGCTTGCCCCCATAAAACATAGGGTAGGGAAAAGTGATTGAGACAAGATTTTTCTCATCCCCAGGCTCCCCGTAGAAATCCCGCAAGCCCGCCTGCGTTGAGGCAGGCCATGGATTCGGAGCGGGCATGAGGGACCGAAGGTGCTCGCGGCAACGCGCCTGAGACTTCGGCCCCCAGAATCCGTCGGGCACCACGCCGATTTGGCGCTGCATCCTTTGGATTTGCTCAATCGTCATTTACCCTTGCGGACAATGTTGATGAGACCGACCAGCGAGAGTCCGGCGGCAACGATTTGATTCTGAAGCTCTGGCTCCAGCTTCAAGCCTAAAGCAGTCACCACTAGGATGATACCGCGCCATGTGCTATTTTCAGAAAGCCGTTCAACGGCAATGTTTAGGATTTTCATTTGTCTTTTAGCAGTTTGGGTTGAGCGAGTCCGAACTGCTTCCAAGCGTAATGCACGGAATCATCGGGCTCGCGTTCTGGGGAGGATTTGGGGAGATAATCGACTTTCACACTCAGCTTCAGCGTGCCAAGGTCGCCGACTCGATCGCCAAAGGGAGGAATTGGCACGGATACGCACCCGCCAATTAGTAACAACGGAATGAGTAGGAGGGCTTTCATTTTATTTCCAGTTTCCGAAGGCGTAGCTCGTGATCGGCAAGTAGCGCGTCGTGGCGGGTGTCGGTAATCGCATTCTGTTCCATGCGTATCAAAACCTGCTCGATTTTTTCGATGCGGGAATTGGCGGCGGTGAATTCTTCCTTGGTGACGAACTTGGTGCCGAGGAGGGCCACGCCGACGAGAGCCAGGAAGGTGCCGATCTTTAGCGCGTTGTCGAAATAACGCATCATTTCGTCGCTCATTCTTCGGTGCGGGTATTCTTCCATCACAGTAACGCAAGCGCCTCCCTAGCCTCGGCCTCGCTATCGAACCAATGCCATCCATCAATCGGATAATTATGCTGGCCTTTTGTCTCTTTCCGCAGTTCGTAAACGGAACTTAAAACAAAGTTAGGAGCGTATTGAATTTCTCCCTGATTATTTCGATAGAATCCTGATGTATCTTCCATATTTTTAACCTGTTACAATCCAGCCTTTGTTTGTGGCAATAGATGGATCATCGGCTGCGGTTCCATAGTTGCCAGTTACTGTTATTGTTTGCGAAAGGCTTGGGATCGTTGCCAATCCTGTGTAGATGTTATTCAAAGCTGTTGCTCCAAGCATCCCGTTAGTAAATTGAACACCAACTTTAATTCCAGAGAAGCTAGCACTTGTTAAACTATAGCAATTTCCAGCGAAAGCAGAAGCTGTTAATGTTGTTACTGCACTCAAGTTTAGCGGCCCTACTTTCCTCAAATTTAAGCATCCCGAAATAAACGCAGTAGCATTGGTGCAAAGCGGTAGAGTCCAGTTTGTTGTTACTAAATCAGTCAACGCCGTGCAGGCTTCAAACATATTATTAATGGTTGTGCCTGCTGCTGTATTCCAGTTTGCAACATTTATATTTCTTAGGCATCTGCATGATTGAAACATGTAAGCAAAATTTTGATTATTTGATACATTCCAATTGCTAACATCAATGTCCTCTAGCGCAGTGCAAGCCATAAACATAAAGCCCATCTGTGTGCCTGCTGCTGTATTCCAATTGGAACATTTTATGCTTTGCAAATTTGCACAATCTCGGAACATATTTGTATAACTTACGACATTGGAAACATTCCAGTTTGAACAATCAAGCGTTCTAATTCCAGAAGTGAAAAACATGTTGGTTGCGCTTGTTATATTCGCAAAATTCCATTGAGTTTCGTTCAGCGAAGAAAGACTGATCGTGTTTCGGAACAACTCGGTGACATTGGTTATAGCACCCCAACTTGTAATGTTTACTCGCTCTAAAAGCCTAGGAATGAATCCTGTGGTAGAACCAATATATAGTTTTTGACCTGTCGTAAGGCTTGGCAGATTTAGGTTCAAATCCAACCATGCAGATGAAGTTGCGTTTTGCAAGCCTGC